TTGAAGCAACCTCACCTGTTGTTACAAAAGCAGTCGTCGTCGCGCCAAGAGTTGCTGTAGTGCTAGACTTACCGCCACTACCCTCTGCGTACAAAGCTATCTTAAAAGCATTGCCATTTGTTGCGAAATTGTGTGTTCCTAGCATTAACTCTTGTTTAAATGCTGTACACATTGCTTGTGCGATTGCCATTACAGTCTCCCAATAGCGTTTGCTAATTCAATTTGTCCAGCTTCACGGACCTTGGCGCAAATATTAGCACGTTCTTCTTTCCTAGCCAACTCTATATAATATTGTGCTAGATTTCTAACTCTATCTTTAAAAACCTCTGCTTGTAAACGTATAGGTTCAGGAGCATCATCCGATATATAAATTAATTTATTTGCTAACATATCTGCGATTTGATCGTTAGATAAACCACCATTTTCAGAAGTCATTATATTAACGGCTCCCACACTTCCCGAACCTAAATCAAACATGATCGTGTCTCCCAAAAATTACAGGCTCACTCTCCACGGGTTCTGGAGGATTCACCTCAGACTGTCTTGTTATCATCACACTTCCTTCGTGCACGGTTTGCACTAAAGGGTCACTTAATCTATGATAACCGTATAATTTTTCATTATCTGGAACATTTGTATCTAGCAAGCCTGAATGATGAGCAATCTCTAATTTTATTTTTTTTGAAGCAGCTATAGCGCACCAAAACTCAACACACGCTCTGCCAGACTCTGCCATGTTTACGTTTTTATATGTAAAATCAACTCCATATAAACATATCTTAGTTGCTTTTTTCCATATAGCGTAAGCTATAGCGTAAGCCACGGTGTTGTTAAAATAACAATAACCGGTTGATTTAATAACTTTTTCTAAAGGATATTCCTCAATCGCTGGAAAATCAGGATGAGTTACACACGAATAAATGGGTTTTATGTTTTTGTGTAAAAACTCTCTAGCTATTCCTGTTTGAGAGCCAGCGTTTTCGGTGTCTATAAATCTTGTTACTGGGTCCATCATAAAGGTTCGATCTACATGAATAATCCCACCGATACAATTTATACCCCATACTTCATTAAATTCTTGAGAAGCAACTCGCGCAGAAATATAGTCAGCGTAGCTGCCTCCTAGTCCAACAATAGCAATTTTCACGAACGAGCCCTTCTTGGTAGCCCCTGCCTGTTTGCGTCATCATTTTCACGAGACTCGCCTAGATCCTTTAACCTAACTAAAGACTCTATAAACCTTTCGCTATACATCTTCATAATATCAGCCTCACCTTTCATAAAGGTGTAAGACTCTACAAGACTTGCATACAAAAGAGCATTAGGCGCGTTCTCACTCAACCAAGTCAATGTCGTATCAGCAGAGGTTGATACAACTGTCCCGGTAGCCCCGCTTGTGCCCCCTGTAACTGTTTCCCCGACAGTAAAATCCCCCGTAGGAAGAGTTATTACAAATACAGTAGCCGACGTGATAGAATTAATAGTTGTGCTTTCGCCGCTAGTTCCGCCCGTAATAGTTTCATTAGCAACAAATGTACCGGTAACACCACTTACCGTTAAGTTGACTTTACTTTTTGTTAGGCTAACTGGCCTGTAATAATAATGAAGCTCCGTGTCAAACGACGCGTTTGGAGTGGGTGCGAGTATAAAATTGTTTACATCATACATAGCATAATATTTCGGCACTCCCGTAGTTGCCGAATTAGGGTTGTACTCCTGAACAAAATTAACATCTTTTTGTAACAAAAATTCTTTAGAGCTAGAGTTCACTAGGGACAAACTAAAAGAAGCCAAATAATCATCTGGAGTGGCAAGAAACTGATTTCCAGAAGTCATCACTCCAGACACGTTTTTTCTAAAAAACTCTAAATCAACACTTTTGAATATGCGCTCTTCAGCGGATCGTATAAACGTATCTAAGTGAGAAACAAAAGTTGTTTCTTGGTTGTCTGTGTAATCTTTTACAGCCGTTTTCAATTCTGTATAGGTATAGCTCATATTATCACACTATCGTTATATTCCCGACCATAGAACTATGGTTTGTGCATTGATATACTAAAGAAGTATCACTTGGCTCATGCGGCACAATGAACTGCGTTAATCCGGTGGTAGAATTATAATTTTCTGTAACTCCTGTTGTAAAGGCAGATCCACCATTAGATGTTCTAATCTGCAAAGGGTGGCTACTCACGTTAGCTGTATTGTCAATCAGATAAGTATGCCCCTTATAAAAGGTGAAGTTTGGATTATTTCCTGAAGTAGCGCCCGGACCAGTGAACGTGTAAGCCGAGCTTCCGCTAGTACCGGCAGTGTACTTCGTTACTGGTCCTGTGGTTTCATCATTCAACCTTATCCAAACACCACCGTGAGCGAAATAGAGGCCGCCTGTAGCGTGAACATGAGCAACAGCGCCGTGATATGTTGAAGCACTTGGTAAGTCACTAAGCCCGCTGTAGTAAAATACAATCTTGTTAGCACCTGAACTAACGTCTAAAAGACCATTAGCGTCTATAATATCAGTTAAGACATTGGAACTGTTTCCCAACGCAGAATAAATTTCAGTAAAGTTATCGTTTATTTTATCGGCACCAGCACGAAGAGTATCACCAGTGCCGTCATTTGCGCTTGATCCAATTCCTACTGATTGTTTTGCCATTTAAGCCTCGTCAAAAGTCTTGGTTGTTGCGTCAAGTGTAACACTTGTTGAATCAAAGGTCGATCCCGTGCTTGCTCCAGCCACTGTTACCGAACCAAGACTAATAGAAGCAGAAACTCCCGTTACTGAGGCCGGGGTAACAACATCGCCTCCCAAGGTAACTGTTCCTACTAAGCCTTCAGCTTGAGGAACTCTTTGATACTGCAAAGTTACCACGCTAAATATAGGAAATTTTACTGTAACCGGTATTTTATTGTTGTTTGGTCTAGCCTCTTTTAAAGTTTGCGGATCATGTATTTTACGAAAAGGTCCTAATTGAGGATGCTTTCTTTCAAACTCGTCCTTACCAACAAGCAAACCGTTCCACTCTTTTCGCATGTCTTTATAGCGATATTCTAAACCTGAACGGTCTGATATGGCTTTTGCATACTTTCCTGTAGCATATCTAGCCATTAATTTGTCCTAAAATAAGCATACTCTGGCGTAACCGTGAAACTAGATCTATCTCTATCCTCACCCATTGCTCTCTCAAATTCTTCTTCATAAATGGCTTTTAACATTTGAGTGCGATTAGGTGCTCTTTTTAAAGATATATAGTAAGCCAGTCCGGCTGCTAAACAGGGATAAAACCTAAAAGGCATGTCTAAAGTATTTATCGCCGTGTCTGCATCATCCATTCGTGTAAGAGCGTTGTACACTATAACGTCTGTGCTATTCTCAGGAGTGGGCCAAATACGTAAACTAGGTGTTACTTGTCTATCTAAAAAAAATTGTGTGGGACGACCAGTGGTTTCTTTGTTAGGGATGTTCAAGTCATCATCCCGGCTGACGCGAGTCAACATGAAATCAGTCCCGCTTCTTGTAACTACAGCGCTTAATATATCAATTACATCAGCAGATAAGGCATAAGTTCTTGTACCAGACGTAAGAGCTTGCGTTCTTTGTGCAATAGTCCACTGGTTTAATCCCCTATTAGCCCATTCCGCCAACATAAGGTTTAAAGAACGCCTTGCTGTGGTTAAGTCATAACCGGTTCGCACCTCTAAGCCGCAACGCTCAAACGCTTCTTCAACATACTCAGCTACGTCTAGTTCAAAGTTTACGCTTCCTGATACAGCCATTATTTATCCTTCGCATACAGATTATCGAAGATCTGATTTACATCCATTGTATAGTCTAAATCAGATTTTGAATAGTGTATATGCTGTGAGGGTAGAAAATCAGGTGCCCCTTTCCCTGTTTCAAACCATGCAGGGTGTGTAACACGAACACGATTATTAGGCAACGCAACGATATTCCCCGTGTAAGGCCCCGCGTCCAAAAGTTCTAAAACGTGACTTTGCTTATGTTGTGCCGGATCGTCCGCTATCTCGCTTTCCGTATAATCTACCGTAAAATAGTATTTAGCCGGATAAAACTCAGGGCCTATTTTAGCGATCCAAGGGCACGGATGAGCACGGTCTAAACGATAAACTGCGTGTGTATGGGACATACAGTCCCAAGGTTGCGCTAAATGGACAGGCATAGGTTCTGGCCATTCTTCA